TGGCGGCAGGACGGATCTGCTGACCGCGCTCAGCGGCAGCGGCCTTACGCTGACGCCGGTCAAGCTCGCCATCCAATCGGCCATCGCGAAGTGGGAGAGGCATCCATTTTATTTCAACGATGCCTACGCGACGACGTTCTTCACGACGGTCAACAACCAAGAACTTTATACGTCGTCGGCCGCAGCGGGAATCGCGACGCTTTCAAACATCTACCGGCTGCATGTCACGATTAGCGGCGTCAGATACCCGTTGGTGCGGCGGACATGGGCATATCTGGAAGACAATGCGCTGAGTACGACCGCAGCCTCTCCCACAGATTTTGCCTATTTCGCCGAGCAGATCAGGATGTATCCGATACCTGACGCCGCTTACGTGGTGGCTGCGTCGTACACCCAAAAGGTTGCGGCTCTCTCAGGGGACAGCGACACGAACATTTGGACAACGGACGGCGCCGATCTAATCCGGGCCGAGGCGAAGCGCATCCTGGCACTCGAGGTCATTCACGACGCTGAACTTGCCACGCGGATGCGGATTGCGATCTACGGCGACCCGGGCGATCCGAGAGATATCGGCTATCTCGGCATTCTGAAGGAAGAGTCGGCGCGGCGTGGACGGTTCGACTTCATTCGGGCCGAACATGAGGACGCCACTGGCACGGTCGCGGTTGCAAGGGGCATCAGATAATGGCAATCGCCGGAACATACGGAACCCTGCAAAATCGCATCGTCGATGAGTTGGGCGATCGTTCGGATTTGAAAGCCCCGCTCCTAACCGCGAGCGCCGCCAGTTCGCCGATCAAGCGAGCCATCCAATCAGCCATTGCCAAATGGGAGCGCGAGCCGTTCTACTTCACGGAGTTCTACAACTCCAGCTTTTTCACGACCGTCAACGCGCAAGAATTTTACACATCATCTGACGCGGCAGCCATCGCGACGGTTGTTCAGATCACGAGGGCGCATGTCACAATTAGCGGCACGCGGTACGCGCTGGTGCCGCGGCGGTGGAACTACATCGAGGACATCCAGCCTGGGACGACTACGGGAAGCCCCACGGATTATGCCTATTTCGCGGAGCAGATCAGGCTTTATCCGATCCCCACGGCCGCGTTGGTCATATCAGTCTCGGGGAACCAGCGGTTATCCGCACTTTCGGCCGACGCCGACTCGAACGGGTGGACAACGGACGGGTTCGACCTGATCCGCTGTGAAGCTCTGCTGATGCTAGCGAGCGAGATGATCCATGACGAGGCGCTCGCCGCCGCAATGGAACGGGCGATCTACGGCGACCCGGCCAATCCCAACCGTAAAGGTTATCTCGCAGCACTGCGTGAAGAGACGATGACTCGCGGGCGACCGGGACTGTCGCGGGCGGCGGGTGATCCTCCGAAGGGTGGCTGATGGCAATCTCCGCCACCTACATCCAGCTTCAGACGCGTATCGCCGACGAGATCGGCGATCGCTCCGATTTGCTCGGGCCGCTGATCTCGACGAGTTCAAATTCGCCGATCAAGCGGGCGATTGCGTCTGCCATTGCGAAATGGGAGCGCGAGCCGTTTTATTTCAATGAAGTCTACAACAACGTAACGCCGCTGTTCACGACCGTCCCCGCGCAGGAATTTTACACCACCAGCGACGGAGCAGGCATCGCGACAGCGCCTTACATCATGTCGCTGCACGCTCTGATCGGCGGCGACCAGCGCGTCCCACTGACGCTGCGGGATTGGCAATATCTGGACGACATCGCGAACAACGTATCCTCGACGGGCCAGCCGACCGATTGGGCCTACTTCGGCGAGCAGATTCGGCTATACCCGATCCCCGACCAAGCCTACCCGATCCGGGCGAGCAGGACACAGCGCTTTACGGCTTTATCGGCCGATAGCGACGCGAACGCCTGGACACAGGACGCCTTTGACCTGATCCGCTGCGAGGCGCAGTTGACGCTTGGTCGGGATTTTCTGAAAGACCCGGCTTTGGTGGCCGCGATGGAATCCGCTATCTACGGGCCGCATGGTTATCTCTCAGCACTCAAGTCGGAATCATTTCGCCGGGCGCGGTCGAGGATTCGGTCGACTCAGTTTTGAGCGCTTTGTCGATCAGCGATCTCCAAAGTCCTGCTGTGTCGAGCTTCTGGTGATATGAGATGTACGGGTATCCTCGTCTATCGCCGGAGTGATACAGCATATCTTCGGTCGGTTCGCGCATAGCCTCGATAGCGGCTCGGGCAACCTCTCGCCACCAATCGGCCTGTTCCTCGTAGATGTCACCGCCGTGCGCGTCAGTGCGTCCGACATTGAACATCGCGCGAGCCGCCCGCTCAACCATCTCGCTCATCTGTGAGGCTCGCTGAAAATTGATCTCGTTTTTTAGCACGAAATGCCGGCGATAACCCTCCCTTTCGCCGAATGGATGCCGGATCAGTTCCGCCTCGGCAGCCCCGGCGCGGCGGTCATTACGAATGTCGTGCCGCTGACGCCGACGAGTTATGGCCCGATAGCGCTCGCCGCAATCTATACGAGCACGGGCCTAACCGACCGCGTGCTCGGCACATACACGCTGCGGGACGCCGCTGGGAACGTAAAAGTCTTCGCCGGGGATGCGACCAAGCTCTATGTGCTGCAAGCCGGCAGCACGGCATGGACGGACGTTTCACGGTTTGGGGGACCACCGTACGCGGGGTCTCCATGGCCGGACACGCTGTGGAGCTTTACCAGCTTCGGCCAACGGATCATTGCCTGCAATTACAGCGATGACACGCAGACTTACCTCAACGGGACAGATCTGTTTTTCTCCCAACTCGACTCGCTGGCGCCGCGAGCAAAATACTGCGAGGCGGTTGGCGATTTCGTGATGCTCGCCAACACGTTCGACGGTACGGACGGCACACAGCCGCAGCGGGTTTGGTGGTGCTCTATCGGCGATCCGACGAGTTGGCCGACCCCGGGCGGGACGACGGCCATCCAGACACAGAGCGATTTCCAAGACCTCCAACAGACCGATCTTGGCGAAATCACCGGATTGGTAGCGGGGCCATTGCCTACCGCCAGCGCGACGATCTTCTGCCGGAACGGTGTCTACGCGGCCCTCTATGTCGGTTCGCCGGCAATCTTCAGCTTCAAAGTGATCGATGGCGTGCCGGGGTGTCTCTCGCCGCGGTCCATCGTCAAGCGGCGGATAACGGCTGGCGGGGTTACATCGGGGGTTATCTACTACCGTGGCGATGACCGTTGTTTCTATGCCTTCAATGGTACATCGGCGCTCCCCATCGGGGCGAACCGCGTTGATCGATTTGTCCAGAACGAAATCGACCCGTCTCTTGAGAGTACGGTACTCGGTACGATTGACCCAGTTAAGAAGTTAATCTATTGGGCGTATTCGACAGTTGGATCGACGGTCTACAACCGGATGGTCGCGTTTAACTGGGATGTAAACCGCTGGTCGTACATCGACTTAACAAACAACACGATTGAATGGATAACCCAATCGGCTTCCATCGGCTACACGCTCGATGGGCTCGACGCCACCGGCTACAATATGGATACGTTGCCCTATTCGCTCGATTCCGAAGTATGGGCCGGTGGTGCTCCCGTAATCGCGGTGTTCAATTCGGCGCACCGGCTCGAACATGGCGGCCACGGTCGAGACGGTCGAGGCGGAGTTGGCGCCTGGATACCGGGCGAGGATCATGAATGCCCGCCCACAGGTTGACGTGACCGGCGGCTCTGTCTCTATCGGGGTTAGGGAGCGCGAGGCTGACAGCGTGACGTACAAGACTGCCGTCCTGATGAACGCGATGGGCGAGTGTCCACAGCGGTACACCGGTCGCTATGCGCGAGCGCGGTTCACGTTGCCGGCGGCGAGCAGCTTTACGCACCTGTCGGGGGTCGAGATCGAGGCCATGAAGGAGGGGAAGCGCTGATGGCGGCACATAACGGCCGGCCGGTTGTTCCGCCGGTCCCGGCGGACGCACAACAACCGGGATGGGACACCGCTATCTCGACGACGGTCAACGGCCTGTTGGCCGGCCTCAAGGCGAATGCGGTAACGACCGTCACGCTGGCTGCGAACATGACTTCCACGGTGCTAACGGACGACCGGATCGGCTACTACTCGCACCTTGGATTTGAACCAACGACATCCTCGGCCATGACGGCGCGGGCAAGCCTGTGGTGGACGGCAACAGACGGCTCGGTGACGATCAATCACGCCAGCAATGCGGCGGCGGATCAAACATTTTCAGTGATTATCTGCGGTTGAGCGATGTACCGTTCGCGCAATTCTTCAAGCATTAGTTTGGCCGCGCGTCGAGCCTCTCGTTTACTCGTCCAGTCTTTCCAAGACTGTGTTTCGTTGGGGATAAGTTCATCAATGCTGCGGACTGTCGCGTACTGCGAGCGATAGCCGATCGTGTGCTCGACAATTTCGCCGTACATCCAAACGGAGCCGGTTGCCCATCCCTCGACTAGACTGTGGCCGACCGACTCAAGCGCCTTCTTGAAGGCGCGGTGCTGGTCCTTGAAGGCCCAGATGCCGCCATGCCCATGATCGGAAACATCGCCCTCGGCCGGATGCCCGGGGAGCCAAGCGTAGTCGGCTGAGAAGCTCGTCAGGTAGCCGTGAGACAAGCCCCAAATCCGCCAGCCGATGAACTCGCCGAAGGTAGTGCCGGCATCGTCGAGGGGTTTCGCGGGCTCTGGGGGCGGCCCGAGCGGATTAAGGTTCTGCATCAGTTGACCGGGGCCAAGCCCAGGCATGCTCATGAGATTACCTAATCCACTTTGGCGGGCGTTTTGGTAGGCGAGGGATTGGGCGTGATTGCTGGAGTATTGGGCGAGGTTGGCGGCTCCGATGCCGGCATATTGTGACGTACGGGGATCACCGTGTGACGCTTGAGAGGCTGGCCCAATTCCATAGAATTTTCCTCCGCATTGGATGCAGTTGTTAGGGAAACCGTTGAGGGGCGATAGCGGCTGGCCGCACGTCGGGCATCTATTCATGGATAAGGCGAGAATATAGCAATTCAGATCCGATTGCCAATGCTCGACGAGCTTACCCGTCGATGGTGGGAGGTATTTCCGCTCCTTCGTAAGGCGACAGACCGATCCGGCGGCACATATCAGCCCATCGACGTGCTGCGTGAGGCGATCAACGGCCAAGTCGGCATTTGGTTTATCGAGGATGAGGCCGAAGACCTGATCGCCGTCGCGGTCGCCGGAGTGCGGCAGTTTCCGCAAAAGCGGGTGGTGCAGATCAGCTTCATCGCCGGTCGAGGGTTGGCCGAATGGTGGCCGATCTTTATCGAAGAGATGGACAAATTAGCACGCGCAAGTAATGCGGCAAGTATTTATGGATACGGAAGACCGGGATGGGTAAGGTTCTGGAAGTCGAGAAAGATAGCCGTGCACGTTACTTCTGAAATGCTTATTCGGGACATTGAATAATGAGCAAAGGCGGGTCGAGCCCAGCGGGCATGACCACGACAACCACTCAAAATCCAACGCAAGCTAGCCAGTTGCCATTCCTGACTGGCGGCGCTGGCGCCAATACGGCAAGCGGCAATACCAATGTCGGTTGGAACCAAGCCTACAATCTGGCAACCGGGAATCCGTACCAATACTATCCGGGCCAAACTCTAGCTAATTTCAACCCGTTCTTGCCCTCTGGCTATAACCAGATGGCGCTGGCGGCTGAGAATGCCAACGGCGGCCTTCTTCCTCAAGGCAACAGTCTTTTCAGCAACGCCGCGAACGGCGGCATGGGGATCTACGGCAGCCCGGCGTTCGGTGGGCTGTCAGATATCGCCTCGGGCACCAATGCGTAC